TCTTGTGCCGGGAGCAAAGGTAACAATACTATCAATAGATAAAGTCTTTCTTCTAATGATTACAGTATCTGGTTGTCTTACAACATTATTAATATTTGTACCGACATTGTTAACTAAGAAGTTAGGAATATCTAGAGTTTGAACTTCATTATTTTCATCTAGTGTTTCTAGTTGAAATGTTCTAGAGTTAGGATAATAAAGATTATTAGTATCATAAGTAGGGATAGTACTAAGATCAACAACAGTTAAAACTTTTGTCTGTTCATTGATTGAATACCATGCTTTTGGTAAAATAAACATTTGTCGTCTATCAGCAATGGTAAATACATTCTGACCAAACTTTGTATCGTAACCTGTATCAAAAATACGCTCAATTTCAATCTGATCTATAAGAGGAACATTAGGAAGAAAACTAAGTGTGCTTAAATCAAATGTTCTTGTAGAAATAGATGGATCAAGCTCCCCTGAAAATGTCAGAGAAACTGGAGCAATTTCTAAGTTATTATATGTTGTCATTATTTCTCCGATTAAGTATCAATAGTTGTATACTTTTGTTTGAACTTACCCTTGAATTCCATGTTAGTAATGTTTACTGGAGTAGGGTATTCACTGGAAATAGATATTGTAGTTGAATCTGAATAACCCATAATCTTTGTAGCAAACTCTCCCTGAACTTGGAAAATCTCAAGTGGTAGAGTGTCTTCATAGATTGTATATTCAGGTCTAGTTGGAATGTAACTTGTAGTAAACGCTGTTCTACCTCTATGAGTAACTTCAATATCATATGGCCCTGTGTAGTAGTGTCTAAAGACAGCACTACGAATATTTAAGACACCATCAATAATATTATTGTTTTCATCTCTGACAAATAGAGTACTAAGTTCTACTCTCATCTTATACTTAATACCAATGTATACATAGTAATCTTGTACTGCATAGTCTGCACCAAGAACTACAATCTCTGTATAAGGATTAGAATTATCATCTACTTTATTTGTAACAGATATAGGCTGAATAGCAACATTACTTAGATCTTCTTCTGGTGCTGCCCATCCTTTAAAAAGGACTACAAAATATGCTGAAGGATCTGTAATGTCTGTATGTCCGGGCAATCTATAAGTAGTAGAAGCTGTATATGGATCATAATCTGAATTCCAATTAGTTGCTTCTGTTGTACTATTAATAATCTTCATCTTAAACATACGATCAAGACGAGGAACATACACATCTTCGTTTAGCATTAAGTTTCTATAGAGGTAGTAAACATAAGTACCAGAATCAGCTGTTGTTTCTCTTTTACTTACGACATACATATAGTTATCATAGCATTGAAGAGTTTCAATAGACTCTTGATCAGCTAATATATGTCTATAAAAAGAGTTCTGAATAACTCTATCGCCACTAAATCTATTGATATAACCATAGATATGGTTGCTATTATCATCATCAACAAATAATAATGTATCTTGTGCAGGAGCTGTGGCTGCTGCTCTATACTTCCGGGGTAGATAACCAGCCGCTTGGCTAGATACTTCAACCGCAGAAGCATAACCCATGCTGCCCTTACCTGTAAACAGGAATAGACGCTGTGCATCAAAGAAGTAAAGTCTTGATCCAATGAATTGAGGGTCTAAAATAGGAGCAGTAGAGTAGTAAGTTACTGGTGCTACTGCAACATTGGTAGGAGAAATCTCAGCAGTAGACGCACCAGATAACTGGAACTGCGTATTTGCCTTGGTATTAATAAACATATAGTCTTCAAATGGAGTCATACTGGTAATTTCACAGTAGTTATTTGAAGAAACACGAATATCAATAGGATCTGTAGTTACAATATTAGAAGGATCATCAAAGAATAGGTTTTCGTATTCACCCATCTGTGAGGAAAAGATAACATCATCCGCAGCAAACCAAAGTCTATCTTTAAATACCGCAATACTTGTAATAGGTACTTGTCTTAAAGACTTTCTATCTACAGTTTTAAAGATACTTGGACCGGGATTGCTACGCTTATCACCACTTGTCCGAGCAGTCCACTTGATTGGCTCCATATTCCATGTAGTTACATTGGAAGCAGTAATTGTTACCACAAGTTTCTGTGGCATTCTGCGTGGATCAATATAGGAATGCTCATCAGGTGTTCTTATTTTTTGAAGATAAGGGCGACCTGAAGTTGTAATTTCGGTTGTATGAACTACACCACCAGTTGTTCCACTGGTTTTGTAGATGCCTTTAGTTAAGTCTGCTGGATCATAATAAAACTTTTGATCTGTTGGGTTCCATGAGATAACTCTATAGAAACCAGAAGTAGAGTTTAAGTATGGATTAACCATAAAGAAAACCTTACCACGACCGTCAATCTTACCATTTAGATTAGTATCTGGATCGTATAACAGACGAAGCATTTGTCTTGCAAAATCATTCGTTGTTGCTGTTAGCTTTTGGTTATTTGAATACCAGTCATCTGCTTCAGGTGGTAACTTTACTTTAGAAAGATCATCTACCTTTTGACCAAGGTATTGTTTATCTGATTGATAATAGAAATAATCATCAACAGAAATATAATCAGCACTTGGAATTGCAATAGAATAAGTTGTTGTAGTATCTGGGTGTAATCCCGGCCAGCTATCAACAGTAGCTTCTCTTGTAGAACCTACATAATCAGTAATAAGAACTGGTGTTGAACTTGCTCCAGTACCACTGGTTAAAGTAATGTACATATTATTGTATGTATCATCAACTTCAGAAGCTGAAGTAGCTAATTGAATTTTTATATTTGAACCACTTCTAGCTAAACCAGTAATAACACCCGGTTTCCATCCCAAAAGAATATCATCGGCTGTTGCTGGCTTTAAGTCATCACCAGTATCATACACTTTCATTACTTTAGATGCGCTATAGTAAGTAAGTTTACGACCTTCGATGTCATCAGTTACTGTAACATCTCCATTAAGATCAAATAGTTTACCACCAACATCTGAACTAAATCCAGCTCGTACATTCTTATTAAGAATAACAATGCTTGATCCCAAAGATACAGCCTTAAGAGATTCTTTGGCTGTCTTGTTATTAGGGTTATGTGTGATGTATGCTCTGGTAATTGAACTTACTGTACCGCTTGCATTGGTTTGTATAGCTGGAGTTAAGTCTTCCCAAGATCCAGTAGGGTATACACGGAAGATATAGAATAACTTGTCACCATCAACTGTAGCATTAAAGTCAATTACGACTAGGAATGTATTGTCTTCATTGATACTATACCAGTAAAACCAAAGGTCATGGGTTGGATCAACATTCGCCAATGAGAACAAATCAAGTCGCATTGAGTCTAGTGAAATGTCCCATGAATAAGCTGTAGTAACAGTCTTCTGTGGTACGATCTCAAAGCCCGGTCGCTTTTCAAAGTTACGCTCAAGAGACACCAGAGCATTGTCAATGTTCTGGGCTTCATTGGGTTGTCTTCTGTTTGGCGACTGTCGCCCTACGCTGTTTAAGGTATAGACTGGAATCTTAGTACTAACTAATCCAGCCCGTGGTCCTCGTCTTCGTATAGCCATTAAATACCTCTGGTACGCCAGTACCTAAATCTGTTTGGATCACTAAAGTAACGAGAGCGCATTGCTGCATCTCTTAGAATACTTGAGGAGGAAAAGATATTTTTCTTCTTATCATTTACATCTGCTGCTTTACTTTTGATACCATGAAGTTGTTCCTGATATCCTAGGAAAGCATCAGTTGCTTCATCACCTTGGGTAATACTCTGGTAGTGACGCATAGCAGTAGCTAGAATAGCTCGTTGTGCGGTTGTTTCCAGATTCTCCCAAGGAAGTTTCATTGTATATTCAATATAATAAGGACCAGATTGATACTTCCAAATGTCTGTATTATCAGTGATATTCCAAAGTCTAGGTGGAGAAGAGTTAAATAAACCTCTTGCTTTGATAATTTGCATACCATCAGCAGCAAAATGATTTGAAACTAATTCAATAGCTAGAATACCTTTTTCATCACTATCTGGTGTAGGAAATACAATTATACCATCAGTGGTTAATTCGTATTTCTTGATAAATTTATTTGAAGCAAGACCTCTCAATTGATAATCAAGACTGGTCTGTTCTAAAATTGTATCAGCAATTCCGGTGTCAATACCTGATTCGCCTTCTAGGTCGGCTACAAGGTTTTCACCTGAAGCCAATAGCATTTGATTAATTGCTTGTAACTTAGTAATTAAGCCCATATAGCCTCCTTGTTGTTAAAGAAAAAACCCACCGACCCCCACTTAAGGGGGCCGGGGGTAGATAAAAGATCACCTCCTCTTCAGACGCGGTTTATAAAACAAAACCCGAAAGCAGAGTGTGGATCAATCATTATGAGGTTACAGCGTATTCTGCACCGAAGCCATTAACGAGGTTTTCACCTAAAGCTGTAGCAAGATCACTACGAGAAGTATTATTATCAATACCAACGATAGCACGGCAAAGCTCTGGACGAATAAGACCAGTACCCTTCATCATGCTAGCAACAGTGAACTGAGTATTACGGCGAACATCCTGTACGGTGTCAACCTTCATACCCTGTAGTGATAGACCAGCAATTGCCTCTGGCTGGAAGATGATTCCGTGGAGATTGATTGTTGAGCAATTTAAGTTATACTTAGATGCACCAATATAAGTAGCACTAGAATTAAGGTTTGTCTTTGGTAGGTGATTGCTCTTGATAATCTTGACACCCATGTAATCAATGCTATCAGCCATAGCATTCATGCCCATTGAAAGAGGTGAACCAAGACCACCATATGCATCTGAAGCACCAAATACAGGAACCTTGAGGAAGGCTTGAGCAGCAGCATCGTTAGACTTAGTTAAACCAAGACTACGAATAACTTGGAAGACCTTTGGAGTAACAACGCAATAAACATTGTTAACCTGTACATTGTTTTCCTGACACTTGACTAGGTAATCTTCAATACCTTCAAGAAGTTTTAGAGCGGTTGTTTCAGTTGCAGCTGAAGGAGCGACACTGCCTACATCAATAGGAGCTTGGAAAGCATTAGCAATGAAATCAGCACCTCTTGGATCGTTTGCAATAGCTGGAACAGCACAAGCAGCTGTTAGAGCAACGGCAAGTTGACGATCACGGGTATTAGCTAAAGTTAGACCAGACTGACGAGCTAGCTCTGAGCGATAATCCCACTGAGTAATGAGCAAGTCAATGTTGTCGGTTTCAAAGTGAGCAGCCATTGGACGAGCATCAAGGTTTACCTTGAAGGTCTTGCTGGTGTTGCCGTTGCCAGTAAGTTCTTCACCAGCTGCCCAAGAAGGCTTAAGTTCAACAGTACCAGTGATTGGGAATTCGTATGAGAAACCGCCAGAAATAGTTCGGGTGGTAATCATATTTTCAAACATATTGTACTGATCGTAAGCGTTGATTACTTCGCCAGACCAGAGTGGGAGCCAAAGTTTATTTGTACCCGCAACGCCACCAGTAGTAGCGGCAGTATTTATTGCGCGATAAACTAATTGACCACTTGTTAAGTCATCCATTGTATTAATTCCTTGTATAAGTAGACTGAATATGAGACAATAAGAGTAAGCTCAATCGTTCGATTGTTCCTAAAGGAGTCTACTTGCTTGAGTGAGTTCAGCCAAGGGTCATCCATTACCTTCCGGGGGATTTACCCATAGGCTGTCCTCAGTCAATCCGCTGTCTCTATGGCGGATTATTTAGGTAGTTTTGTAAAATCAGTTCGTAGCATCCGTTGTTCCACATAGTTACGGAACTTAGGATCTGTATTGAACTGTGGGTTATTACGCTCAGCCATAAACTCTCGCTTAGTTTGATAAGCGGTAATTCCTTGCTGAGTGCTTGCCATTGGAACTTGTCCTTTGGCTGTTTGTTTTGGTTCAGCAGCCTTGCTTGTCCCTGTAGCCTTAGCATACTTTGTCTGTAGGCCATAGAGAGCAACATCCCAAGAAGGAGATGCAAGGTTTTGATTGATTGCATTCTGTTCAGCTTGGCTAAGATTCTTACTTGCCCAATCGAACATCTTTGCAAGTTGATCCTTTCCACCAATAAGCTCAGCAGCTTTGCTATAAGCAATCTCTAGCTTTGCTTTCTGTCCTAACATATATTCGTTAATGACAGTTTCTGGTAGATTGGTCTTCTTCTTAATCGTATTAAGAGTCTCAGGAGATAGATCATTATTAGTAGCGAACTCAACAGTCCACTGCTTCCAATCATCTTCGGTAGCAACGGCTGGAGTCTCAGCCTTAACTTCTTCTACCTTCTTCTCGGGGATCTTAAGAACTTCTGGTACGACAGGAATCTCTTCCTTTGGAGCAGCATCCTGTTTGACTGGGTTTGCTGTAGAGGGATTCTGCTCGTACTTCTTCTTTAGATCTGATACTTCCTGCCGTGACTTGGTGTATTCCTTTTGAGCATTCTTTAGACTTTCAAACCAAGCTCCAGCATCCTTGAAGTTTTCAGGAACAGCCATACCTTGGTTTCTTACATAAGCGTCAAAAGCAGCCTTCTCACGGACGAGAATAGCATCCTCTGCTGTCGATGTAAGAGATTGTTCCTGTGATACTGCTGGAGTCTCTGAGGATTGTTCCATCATATCGGGAGTCTCTTCATTCATAGTGTATATCTTTCGTTAGGGTTAAAAATTAATATGACTTTTTGGCTGGCTTCTTAGCCGCCTTCTTCTTAGCTGGCATCTTTGGCTCAGCCTTCTTCTTCATTGGCTTCTTCATTTCTTTCCTTTCTTTGGATATGCGATTTTCATAGCATCTTTGCCTGTGCATGATGTGGTCTTTCCACAGTTGCACTTAAATGTTTTCTTTGCCATATTATGTTATTTGTAAGAGTTTTCTTAATAATCCTGTAATAACAGCAACATAACCATTATTTGTGGTTACTGGATCTAGAATATAACCATTGTAAAGATTAGAAGAAACTGTTGCATCTGGTCCATTCCATTTCCATTCAGCAGCTGAAACACCACCTTGTGTTGGACCTTCTTGTAAATGTGTTTGATATTGATTGTTTGAAAGGATTTGATATAGATTTCGTTCTTTTAATTGGGCAGAAGTAAATACACTCTGAATATCAAATACACATACATTTTTTTCATAAGCATTATCTGTTAATGCCCAAAGATTTGCAGCATTACTTACAGAATCTCTAGTTGTTGCCCACGATCCCGCTCCGGGATCTCCATTTGTAGTAGGATGTGTTACAGATGCAATAAAAGCAAGATCATCTTTAGGATATCCTAAAGCAATCCAAGTAGAATAAATAGTATTTACTATAGTTGTCATACTATTAGTCCAAGAAGTACTTGTATCTGGTCCATTTATACCACTATTAAAAAACCATAAAACTCTACCACTACCACCAGCTTCAATTTGTCTTTCTCTTAATTCTTTGAGATACATTTCCAAATACTGTTCCATACGGGAAATAATAAGAGCATGTTGTGTTGTGGTAGATCCACCAAGATAATTTAAGTTATGAACACAATAACCTTTTTTATTCAAACGAATGATTGAATGCCAGAATGCGGCAAATGGACCTGTAGTATAAGTAGCCGCATTGCCATTATTGTAACCATCCCATGCACATTTTATTTCATCTGGAACTGATGAAGTTGTTGAAGATGTAAAAGATAATTTAGCAACATCATATCCAGAAGTTCCTGTTGTTGATCTATTTGTACTATCTACTGTAATAGGATCATTAACATTTTTCATGCTTCTTAATCTAAATGTTCCACCACTTGTTGTAAACTTTCCATACACTAAACGGTACTGACAATTAGTACTACCAGAACCATTTCCTGCTGTTAATTGGTTTCCTTTAGCTGTTCTTACTGATGGACCACCACCGGAAGATGTATAAGTAGCAGCTGGATCAATAAAAACAACACCAAAAGTAAATGCACTAGGCTTTAATAGGAATTTTGTAATTAGAAAGTGAGCATTAGATGCTGGCGTAGTTGCAAAAACGACTGAAGCAACTTTTGTTGTTCCATTATAAGCTGTTATTTGTCCCCAATTTGTTGTAACAGTTCCATTACTTCCTGTTAAAATGCTAATAAAGCAGTCCTTATAAAAATCATTTACTGCTGAAGCACCAGCATCTAAAGTAATAGATGTAGAAGTCGATGCAGCTGCTTGACCCTCACGAACAAAATAGTTACCAAGAGTATTATTTAATTCAATTGCACTAGAAATACCATCACGGCATCTAGCAGAAAGAGTATAACTTGTTCCTGTAGCTCCAGTTGTTAATCTACCATTCCAGTTGAAATAATTAGATGGCATAAACATACCAGATAAACGAACATTAGCACCATCTTCTGATGCTAATAACATCATTGGTGTTGCATATACAGGCGCACCAAAACTAGAAAGAGATTGCCACCAACCTCTAGTATAACCACAACTAGCACCGCTTCCTGAATTAGAATCACCAAATACAACAATATCTAAAGATTGTACTCCATCAATAGCATCTTTAATAAAAGACGCTGCTTTTGTGTTTCCATATACACCATCAATACTTGGTGTTTGTGTTAAATTGTTTATTCTATTGCGGTACATTAGAGTGCTCCGTAATAGACATTTGCTCCGTTTGGAATAGCACTTGTAGTTGTAAATTCAATTTCAATTAACTCACAACCTAAAGTATCTACTAATAAGAAAGCTGTATCATTAACGCTTGTTGATGTGAAAATTTTCGCATCTCCCACAGCTTTTACAATGTTTGTAACAACTCTAAAATCGTTAGCACCATTAACTGTAATGTTGTTTGCTGCGGCAATTGTCATGCTATTTGAGGCAAATAAACACATAGGTACATAAGCAGTAGTTATACCAGCATCATTTGTAACTTTATTCCAACCAGTTACTTTAATATTGGGGGATGCTACATTATTTTTAAAGACAGGCACTATTTTAATGTAGTTTAAAGTTGTACTTGGAATAATAATAGCAGATGCTGTTGATGTTGGAAGAGCTGCTTGGGGAATATTATTTGTAAATGAAATAACAGTGTTAATATTATCTGTACTTGTAGGAGTTGCTGATGTTCTTAATAACTTAAGCGGCTCCTGCACTGTCTTAAGTTGTGTCATTGTGTGTGTATGAATCATTATTTGTCCTTTTAATTTAAACAACAGTTATTGATAATAGTTCTGAGCATGGTAGTCCATCAACATCAGTTGATAAAGTAAAACCAAAAAAACCTGTACTAGTTCCAGTTTGAGCACCTAATTGAAAGGTATCACCATTATTAAAGGTATCTGCTGTATTGGTTTTTTCATTAAACAATACCCAACTACCGCCATTTTTTCGATAGTATAAGCGAACATTTCTAGGGATAATACCTGTAGCATCCCATCTAAATCGAAA